TTATTCGGGTTAAATTATAGTCGGGTTATAGTAAAGTCAGGGGACGTAAGACCCGACACCTACGTCCCCCTACCCTATCTCTAGGGATTATTGAGTAGCCTTAGCTACGATCTAGTTATGCTGGACGCGTGATCTTCAAGTTAGTTGCCTGAGTTGTATCAAACAGCGACACAAAGGACATCTTGATTACACGGCTAGTTGGGCCATCGACACCAACATCAGCGGAATTGATCTTGACACGGGGGAACAAGAAGGTATAAGCATTGACACCAGTTGGATCATTGACAGATACAGAGATTTCACTTTCGGTTTCATTCAAGAAACGGTTAATCAGAGCCGCATTCTCAAAATAGACGCTCATGGTGCCTTCAACTTCTGCCCGACCATATTCAAGGCTAGGAGCAGCATCATCACCAATCACGAAGGTAGGTGCGAAAGAGTTATTCAGGGTGAAGTCCAGACCAGTCACAATAGCCACAGCAGACGAACTAGCTACGTTACCGATAGCAATGTCACCCGAATAGGCATCAAAAGGAGCAGCACCAGAAGCAGCAGTCTGGGTTCTTTGGGTTTGACTAATGGTCATATTCTTACCAACCATACCAAAGGTCGTAGTGACCATCTGGTTAGGTGCTAGAGAGATTGCCATAGTCGAGACAGACATACCTGTAAACAGACGAGCTTGGTCGATATCAGCAGCATAGTCTTCAATAGAGAAGAACTTGGGGGTAACCCCTACTTTCAGTACGTTGGTAGACCAAGTATTAAGCATAGCCGACTCTAGGAAAGCGTCATATACACCATCACGTAGATCAACAACAATGTCACCAGCTACTTGACGATTGCCGTGACGATCAACACGAGGCATACGATCAGCCTGAATGTCATTGCCAGCAACACGATCTTTAGTCAAGTTCAGCGAGTGGGTGGTAAAGGGAAGGTTAGTGAAGTTACCAGCGGGCGTAGTGCCAAATGTTACTTCTGTAACAAACGATAGGCTGGAACGAGAGCCTTGTGAAAAGGGCATTTTAGTGTCTCCTGTGGGGAATTATTTATACAGATACCAGCCGATGTTTACAGCGACATAATACCAAGGATTGTCAATGAAGCCGTTATCTCTTTCTGCGTAATCAACAGAAACTATGATTGTCTCAGAGGAAGCATTAGTGAAAGAAATGTCAGTTGTAGCATCGAAGGCTTCAATCACCTTGTCGGCTAGATCGTCAGCAGCAGCAGGGCCATTACCCTCTGGTGTGTAGCAGAAGACTGTAAAGACCCCTTCATATCTCTGCTGGGGGTTAGTACCTCTTACAGCGGGTCTACGAGAGGTGGGGATAAACTTGACCTTAACGAATGAAGTGCCTGTAGTGGGGCTAAAGGCCACGTTCTCATAAGCAATAGCGGGGATACCTGAAACAGCAGCTAGTCTAACCTCTAGTGCAGCCCTGATGTCATCATAAACACTAGCCATTATCTAAACTTGCTCCTAATCTTACGGAAGACGTGATAACCATCCTTGTCCCAATTCTCTCCGTTTTCTACGTCTCTGGCATGAGGTGCGCGATTACGAAGGGTAAACTTGGCGTTCCCAGCCTCAAGCATTTGCTTAATGTCTAAGCCTTGAATGTCTTGGTAAAGGTTATTCCTAGCAACTTGTCTTGTTGCCTCTGGATTGACAGACTTTGCTCTAGCATCTGATTTCTTCATCCTGCCACCACTAAAGCCAGAACGGCCTAGAGAAAAGGATTCAACATAAGCCCCAGTATCTACAGGTGAGACAGCAACAGCATAATTAGCTACGTACTCAAGTCTTTCCTCTACTTTTTCTACTGTTACGACTTCAATTTTATCTTTTATTGCTTTGAATGTTGCTTGTACTGAGGCCATTACTCTGAAACCTCACAGATGTAACAAACAGCAGTGCCAGAGCTAAACACAGTAGTGACTTTAACGATAGTTACAGTATCACCTTGACCAACAATCAAGTCTTCATCATCAGGGGCAACAGCAAGACCAAGGGCAGGCACAATGCACCTACGAGTACCCCTACGAAGTTCATCATCAGTCGGTAGACCAACAGAGAAATTAAAGAAGTAACCACTGAAGGTATAATCTGTTGTTGCAGACCCTGTTACAGTGCCAGTAGAGGGGCTATAAGTCCCAGCAGTGGTCTTCTTTCTAAGTGTAAGTTCTTTACCAAAGTCTTTAACCAACCTAAGAAGGTCGTAGGAACGAAAGGACATAACCTACTCCTTATTCATACTCAGGGGTGTCATAACTTGGCGGGTTCTTGAAACGATCCCTACGGAAGCTACCTTCAATCCTATTTGTGTTGGCTCTTGCAGCTTCAATACCTGACTTAGTAATACCGCCAGCAAGTACACCAACAGAAGCACCATTGGTCTTACCCTGATACTCAAGTTGGTCAGCTAGGCTTTGGTAATGTTTAGCAAGATCAGAGTAATTAGCACTAAGAGCGCCATCAAGTTTAGTTGTAACCAAACGTGCATATTTAGAGGAAATAACTCTTGCAATCCAAGACGCAGACAGGTAAGTATTGTCATTGTTCTCAGCTAGACTGAAGTTAATTTCTTCATTCTGAACTTGTTGATCTGTCGTATCAGTGTCACCCACAAGTAGACGTACAGTATTGAGACGACCAGCGGATGTGGTATTACTTAGATCAGCAGCATTATATGACCACGCCATAGAATCGTCTCCATTTATTTATTCACCGAGAATAGTATCTCGCATCTTGTAGAAATCTTCAGTAATCCACTTGTTCCCCACAAGGAAACGACGAATAAGGCCACGTTGCTTATCATCTAGAGTGGATTGCTTACATCTTTTACTCTCAAACTCACTGACACTAGAGGTTCGCTTTTTAACCTCTGCGTTAATCAAGTTTACAAGAGTTTTTAGTTGGTTTCCACTCATCTCTGACAGACGATCACCAACTTTATTTTGAACTTCTAATTCCGTGTTGTGATGAAGATAACCAGAAGCATAAAGGATAGCTACTTTATCAGCCTCAATTCCACGCTCTAACCAGTTAAAGTGCTCACCACGTTTCCATTCTTTTCCATCTGCTGAGAGAGGAAGTTTAGTAAATAGAGGCCAATCGACCTGCCAACCCAAGTATGAAGGGTGCATTTTGACAATTCCTTGTAAGGACAATATTATGTTCTGTTATAATTGGGTATGCCCAAAGCTATTAACCTTGGACATACCATTAGTATATTACCGATTAGGCAACGATGGTCTTGAAGAACACACCCAGATCAGCGCCCACAACCTTCATGTCGTAAGCCATCTTAACTTGGATCATCTCAGCAACCTGTTGGCGGCGCAGGGCATCATCCGAGAACGATTCCACAGTGATACCAAGGTTGTTGACACCTTGCAGGTTGTTCCAAGCAAAGGTCACACCAGCAGCAGGGGTCATCAGACCAGCAGTCGAAGGCGTGTAGGTCAACAGAGCCGATTTACCACCGATGAAAGCATTCGATTCCGAAAGACCTTCAGCAGCCGTATTCTTTACAGCTTCCATGACGTAGAAGTTCTCTACTTCAAAGATTTCAGCCAGCTTAGCGTCCGTAATCAGAGCGGTGTTCGATACAGTCGCACCACCATTCAGACGGGCCAAGATGTCAGGGTGATTAACCAGAATGTCACGGGTCTCTTTACCCACAACCATCGTGTTAGGCTTAAAGCCACCCGACTTCAACTGCATGGTACGACGAGCGGTCGTAACGTCACGAATTGGAGTTGCGTTAGTGTAATCCGACCACTGCTTAACTTCACCAGTCGAAGGCGTACCCGAAACACCAGTGTATTCCGTACCCCAGACCGAAGCTGCAAAGAACGTCGAAGCGAACTGCTCCTCACGGTGGATCAGCAGGCGATTTACCAGAGTGGTAGCACCAGCCGAGCGCAGTTCCAGAGCGGCATCTTCGTTAGCCAAGGTCTGCTCATCAAAGTCCATACCCAGACCATAGATGTCTGCAAAGTACGAGCTATTCGAGATAGCCAAGCCGATACGCTCAACTTCAGTACGAGGGGCCAGCAACTTAACGTCACCAGCACGATTGCCGTTTGCGCGGTCATAAATGTAGTATTTATCCGACTGCTTCTGTACGCCCACAGTAGGGAACACTTTGTCAGCGATAAAGTTGGTTTGCTCTTGCATATAAGCCAGAGTCATGTTAGTCAATGGCTGGTCAACATGTACAGCCGAGGGGGTCAAAAATGGCATAGTAATTATCCTTTAATGTCTAGATTAGGCCGAAGCATTACCGCCAGAGATCAACTCGATCTCAATGACTTGACCATTAACGCCAGCTTCACGAGCGTAGCCCATGATGATGTTGCCAGTAGCAGCGGCTTTAGCAAGACCAGAAGCATCCGTCGAAACGGCTGCACCAGCAGAAATCGTAGCACCAGCAGTGACCATAACCGAACCACCACGAGTAACAGTTACAGCAGCGCCAGAAGCACCACCAACGAGGCAGACACCAATGCACTGTTCACCAGCAGTGCTAGCTACAACTACGTTAGCACCAGAGATTTTAACAAACTTGAACTGAGCAGCCGACAAGTCAGCGCCAGCGGTATAAGTGCGGTTATCGCGCGATTGCATAACAGCCATAATTATTCCCCTTTGTAGGATTTAGTGATGAGGCTCTTACCTGCATCCGTTTTAGCTACAGCCGCATATGCTTTGGCGTAGTCACTCTTTTTCATGCCATGCTCATCCATATAGGACTTAACAAGGGCATCCATTTCTTCGGTGGCATTAGCAAACTGACCATTTACATCAGCTTTACCAACTTCATCCATAGCAGCCGCGAAAGCAGCATCAGCAGCCTTCAGAGCTTCCATCACAGTCTTGTCATCTGCAAAAGACTTCAAGAGAGATTTGGCAACAGCAACATCAAAGTTGGGAAGGGTTTTAGTGGCACTCTTAGTCAACTCAATGTCAGCTTTTTCAATTTCGTGTTGCTTCTTAGCAACTTCTGCTTCTTCCAGAGCTTTTAGGACAGGTGCAGGGATTTCAGATTTGGCAATGGAAACACCACCAACTTCAATCATCTCTACAGGAGCCTTCTTTTCAATTACGTCAGCAGAAACAACGTAACCAGCCTCATCCAGACCCTTTTGCAAACGATCAACCTCAGCGGTCAGACGTGCAACATCAGCTTTCATAGCTTCCATCGGATCGGGCTTTGCTTTTGTTTTAGGTTTTGCTGTGTCGTAGCCGAGAGCCTTCATAGCTTCATCACGACCGCAAGCCTTTTCTTCCATGTAAGCCTTAACTTTGGCTTCCATATCTTCATCCATTTTCTCAAATCCCTCTGAGTTGTCGCGCTTAAAGAGACTTACCATTGCCTGTGCGTTGGCAGGTCTATCCACCAAGGAAAGTTCCTCAAGCTGCAAGTTTTTAAGGAGGTTAGGCAAGTTAAATCTCCTGTTTTTGAGCGCGTCCACCAATGGAAAACGCTGCGAGTTCACCGCTTTTCACACGCTCCCAGACGGAATCATCGAATACTTTGTAAGCAACAACCCATCCTTCGCGGTTAGAGTGGATACCTAGAGCCTCACCAATCTCTTTAGTGATAGGGAGAGAGTGGACTACAACGCCAACCTGCTCACCACTGTGCATAGCCTTACCAACTCGCACATGCTCCATAAATTCATTTACGGCCTTGACCAAAGTATCAGCTTCGATCATATCGCCTTGGCGGTCAATAACAGGTTCCCCATCTTCGGTGATCACAGAGGCCCAACCGAAAACCATACGCTGTTCATCATCAACCTTAAGGATTTTACCCTCAATACTAGATTTTGTCATCTCACTCACCGAGGTATCCGCTTCCCACATACGGCAAGACCAGTACTTAGCTGAAGTCTTGTCTGTTGCTGTATCGCAAGAGTGTCTAGCACGGAAGTTTGCACGAGCCTTTGGGTTATCCCTGCGGATTTGCATATTAGGATCACCGAAAGTTACTCTCTTAACTTTGTCACCATCTTGAACGAAGACTTCAAACTTCTTGTTGCCACCTTGAATGCGACGAGGCTTGTTCAGACTTACAGTCTTACCCTGATACTCAGCCTTCTGTACGTCTTCCTTCAGGATTTCCTCAATGACCATCCTGAGCATCTCCATACGCTCGCTGGAAGGGGTCTCTGGATCGTCTTCCTCATCTTCAGCACCATAGTATGCCAAATAAGCCTCATGGCTCTCAGCGGGCATAAAAACGGCCTGTCCATTATATTCAGAAACGTGAGTATATCCACCTAGGCCCATATCATAGCTACGGGCTACAGCTTCCATCTCTGTGGTAAAGATGTCGTTAGCGTATTGTGCTTTATTGACAGTGGGTTTTTTCACAGTTGCCCATGCACCCGCCATAGCTGCACTTTCAGAACGACCTTCCTCAATCATGCTGTTGAATACGTGCATCCACTGACGTAGTTTCTTTGGGTCTTTGATCTTGTCTCTCACCGCTTTGGGGAGACTTGCAGTATTTGCGTATGGCATTATGGTTCGCCCTGAATTGTGTTTTTAACTAGGTAGCCCTCAATAACCATACCAACAGCAGAGGTATTTGTGTGAGTACGAGAGCGCCATTGAATGCTAGTTTTCTCTGCATACTTAAAAGGCCCAACCCTCATGGCTTCATAGACTTGAAAGTAAGGGGATTGTAGGACAGTGTAACTAACAGAATTAGAGGCGACAACACTGTACACATTGTAGTTACCAGAACCACCATCTTGTTGCGCATAACTATTGACACGAGTTAGGTAGAAACTATACCCATTGGGAACTGTGTACTGCGACATCTGAGTTTGACCTACAGATGGTAAAATCTTAGCGTAGGTAGTCTCATTGTGGCTTACAGTGATAGTACCTACGTTAGTAATTTGGTTCAACCCTGCAACAGAAACCCTAACGTTGTTGATACGCAGGAATTGGTTTACTGTAGTAACAGGGTTAGTTCCATCAAGGTCAACAGATTCTACAAGCAGATCGTAGTTTCCATCTAGACCTGTTATAAGAACTTTACCTAGACCTGTATCATCAGAAGCACTTGTGCTAACTACAGTCATAGTCACTGCTGTAGTGGGAAACACATAAGGAACAGCATTTTCCCACACGCAGATGTCAGAAGTTCCAACAGCAGGCTGATAACCAAATACGTTTAGGACTGAATACCCATTGACTTCTCCCTTAGCAATGGCTAAAGGGTCATGTTCATATAGGTGTCTAGTCCACGTTGTCATTTGGGTTACTTTTCAGTTCAGGGTTATAGTCCAGTTCAGCAATCGCCATAAGATCAGAGATAACCTCTGGATGATTACTAACGTCAATACCTGCCCCATTAAGATTACGCAGGAAGGAAGACAGTTCACGTAGGTCATGGGGAGCAACGTCACCAGCTACGATAGTCGGCATAAGGTCATAATCTAGACCATTCAGTTGCCACAGACTTTCTACTAGTTGTTTGTTAAGAACATCTACTACTGCTTGAATGTAACTCTCAAGGGCGCGTAGGAACAAGTCTGTCTTAGTCTTAGACAAAGCGTAAGAACCAACAGAAGTTTCCAACAACAAAAACTCAAATAAGACTTAGCGAACAAT